GCGACGCCGACGCCGACGCCGACGCCGCCTACGCCGCCGCCTACGCCGACGCCAGAAACGCGCGCGTGAAACAGGCGGACAAGCTGATGGAACTTCTAGCCGCCGCATGACCGACGCCCAGAAAATTCACGAACTGCGTATTGCAGTGTGCGGCTTGCTGGGGCAGTGCGAGGAGTACTGGGACGCCCTGGAACCCTGCAACCACGCCAAAGGCAGTTGCCGCTGCCGGTTGAAAGAGCGGATGCGCGAGGCGCGCAAGATTCTGAAGCAGACGGACCCGAAAACGACAAAAACCAAACCAACCCAACAAGCTAAAGCTTGAAGTCCAACCCATGAATCCAAATCCCTCAAAATCGCCGCCGCCGATGGTAGATGGCGCTTTCCTCCGCACGTTACAAGTCTATCGCGGCGGGGAAGTGCTCTCTGAACTCTCCGACGCGCTGCGCAAAGTCACCGAGGCAGTCGCCTCGATCAAGAAACCGGGGCTGATCGTCCTCACCGTGCGGGTCAGTCCCAGCGGCGAGGCGTATGCCTACGAACCCACCGTGTCCATGAAACTGCCTACCGCGAAGAAAACGGCGGCGCTGTTCTTCCTGGACGACGAATTCAACCTGGTACGCGACCGGCCCGGCCAGGAAGAACTTCCCCTGCGCGTCCTCGACGGCAACGCGGAGGCGGATCACAACCAACCGCCGTTGAAGAAAGTCGAGGAAGCACATGCAAACTGAAATCGAAGTGGTCAACCGGCTATTGGAACTCGGGGCGGCGAAACCTGGTGGTCAACAGTTCCCGGGCGGCGACCCCTTTATCGTCGTGCCTTCGGGCATGAAAGTGGAAAACCTCGCGGGCCTGTGTCCGCCCACGCGCATCCGGCGGGCGGTGAGCCTTCTGGAATCCGGTTCGTTCATTGATTACGTGAACCGGTTCAAGCAGGACAGCACGATGGTGTTCGCCGACGTGGGCGCGGATAGTGGCAAGTTCGTCGCGGTGTTGGACTATCACGCCAGCGCGCCGGAACTCAAACCCGGCTACTGCAATCACACGGCCACCTTCACGCCCATCAAGACGGAGGAATTCTGTCAGTGGATGAGCGCGAACAAGAAACGCATGACGCAGGAAGAATTCGCCACCTGGCTCGAAGAAAACGCCGCGGTGCTGACGGAGCCGACCGGAGCCGAACTGCTGGAACTGGTCACGACCCTGCACGGCCGCGTGGACGCGCGCTTCAATCAGACGATCCGGTTGCAGACCGGCGGCTGCAAGCTGCAATACGACGAAGACGTGACCGTGCGCGGCACCGCCGGCACGTCGAGCAAGCCGGGCGAAATGGAATTGCCCGCGCAGATCAAGGCGGGCATCGCACCGTTTCAGGGCTCCCCGATGTACGAAATCAGAGCCCGGCTCAAAGTGCGGACGGACAACCGCAAGCTCGCGCTCTGGTTCGAGACGATTGCGCCGCACAAAATCGTGCGCGACTCGCTCCTGCTGATCACCAAGGAGATTGCGGAGAAAACCGGAATCATTCCGCTCTTGGGAGTTTGTTGAAATGAAAACGCAAGAGGCGAAAAGGGGAAAAGAGGAAAAGGAGCAAGGGAGCTTCCGTTCGCCAGTCTCCTCTGCACCCTTTCCCCTCTGCCCCTCTGCCCCTCTGCCCTTCCGTGATGCTTACCTCACTGCTACCCGGCTGGCTCGGCTGGCTGCTCCTGGGAATGTTCCTGGGGCTGGTCGTCGTGGCGCTGATCGTGGAACTGCTGAGTAAGAAATGAAACGCACCCTCACACCCGACGCCCGGCGCGCGGCCGCTCTGCGGCGCGACCCGGGCAAACACCGCTGCGCGTGCGGCGCGCCCGCGGTCAAATACAAGTGCGGCAGCTACGCCTGCGCCCGGTGCGATGCGATGGAACTGGCCCGCGCCGGCGGCAAGTCCCACAACTCGCAGAGCTACCACGAACACCGAAAACCAAAGAACCGCTGCGATTGTCCGGCCAGCTACGACCACACCATCTTGGGCCATTTGCCGGACTGCCCAACGCATGACACCTGAAACCTGACACCTCATTCCTATGAACCTGAACGAAGCCAAACAAGCCGCCTACTCGGCCGCCCACCGGGCCAGCGCCAAAATCAAAACCATGATGCAAGTGCTGCCCCCGCCCACCGTCGAGGATGCGGCGGAACTCATTCACATGGGCAATGCGCTCACCGGCGCCGCGCGCGAAATCCAAGCCCGGTTGCAAGGGCTGCCGGAGAAAAACACAAACGCAGGTGAGAAAGTGGGCGGGTCGGAAAGTGAGAAAGGGGAGCCATGCTAACCCTGACATTCATCGGCGGCGTGGTGGTCGGCGCGTTGCTCGCCGCCGGTTGGCACTGGGTGGATAATCGCGTCGAGTGACAAATGGCCAACGACCATGACCCCCGCTTTGCTCCACATACTGCGGCACTCTATCGGCCTCGATGATAAAGGCAATGGCCGCGAATACCGCAATCACTTCGCCACCGACCCGGACTCACCAGACGGCAGACTGTGCCAGGAACTTTGCGCAGCGGGATTGATGACGGATTACGGCGCGCCAGCCTTGTGGGGCGGAATGCACTGCTACAAAGTGACCGATGAAGGCATGGTCGTCGCGAGACTCAAGACTCAAGACTCAACGGAGCAGCAATCGGGCGAATGCGTGGCCGACGCGGATGCCCACAACGCCCGCGCGATTTACTGGCTGCCCGTCACGCGCGAACTGCCGGACGACGGAATCACCGTGCCGGTCCACACGCCCAAAGATGACGAGCCGGTCTTCCTCGGCTTCCTGGATGGCGAAATCTGGCGCAACGTGAACGCGGAGCAAATCGAAGTAACGCATTGGGCTGATCTACCGGAGCCACCGACGCCATGAATCGCATCGTGACACCCAACGCACGCGTGACGTTCCCGGAGCGTGACTACCGCCAGGCTCTAGCCGATTACCTCGCGATGAAAGCGTGGTGCGAATCAACGGGTGTTTGTTTCCATGACGGAATCACCGGCCTGCTGAAAAGCCCGCAATTCCGAGGCAAGGACTCACCAAGCCCGATACCGAACGAGTGGCTTGACGAACCGCATTGGCAATTCGTGATGTACTTGCACATTGACGGTCCATTCGTGCTCGTCTGGCTCAAACGTCGGATTGCAGAACGGCCACTGCCCAAGGACGCAGAGTTCAAATTTGAGCCTGAGAAGGAGATGACGGGATGACTGAAACGCTCGAACCGGCAGGACTCAAGACTCAAGACTCTGGACTCAAGACTGCGCCCTTCGGCGCTCCCGAACTGTCTGCATTATTCGCGGCGCTCGGCGTCGGCCCGCATCCAATTTTGCAGTTGCCCTCGCTGCCCCACGTCCAGCGCGCCATGCGCACCGAGGCGGGCCGCGTGGCCCTCATCGACCATCTGCGGTTGCGCCAACAACGCATCGTGTTCGCCGTGGACGACCCGTTGAATTGGATTTTCGAGGCGGAGACGTGGGCGGACGCTGACCGAATCTTGTTGCAGACCACCGACGCGCAATCGTCGGATTACTGCTATCTCCTGGGCATCTTCGGCGGCAACCGCGCGCAAAAGACCTGGTACGCCATCAAACGCGCCGTGGAAACCGCCATTTTGTTCCCGCGCAGCCGCATCGCGATTTGTTCCGAGTCCGAAACCGCCAGCATCGCCACGGTGCAGGCGTTGACGTGGTATTACATCCGGCGTCACTACGAACACCTGAACGGCAAGCGCCACGCCGTCACCAGCGTCAACTTCTCGCAAAAGGGCGGCTTCACCGAGCGCAAACTCATCTTCCCGAACGGCGCAGAAATTTATTTCCTCACCTACAACCAGGAAGCCGGCGACTACGAAGGCTGGGAATTCGGCGCCCCCCTCGACGTTTACGAAGAAGTCAGCGCCCGGCTCAAAATCGCGTTGGCCGACCTGACCGGCGCCCATGACGCGGAGTTTGCGCCGATCCAACTGGCCGCGTGGCGCGCGATGGGCCGCACAGAATGCCCAAACATCGGCGCGGTGTGCGACGAGTCCATGCCCATGTCCTGGCTGAAGATGTTCAGCCGGCGCGCAAAATTTCGTCACGCGAAAGTCCTCTGGCCCTTTACTCCGGTGCGCGGCATCACGCCAGCGATCAAGGAATTGGTGGGATCCTCCGCAATCACGTTGGAGAGTCGCGCATCGGAGCTTCTGCCGGGCCAGAACTTCCCCGAACTGCCCAAGGGCCACATGCCCTACATCCGACGCTGCGCCATGACCGGCGCGCGGGCCATTTACTTCTTCTCCCTGTTCAACAAATTCGGCGTGAGCGCCACCCGGAGCTACTACGAAGAAATCAAAGACCTCTGCGCCGGCAAGACCACCGAATACATCGAGCGCGTCGCCTACGGCTTCGCGCGGGATAGCATCGCGCGGGCGTTCCCGAACTTTGGGCCGCACAACATCGTGTCGCGCGCGTCCATTCCGGGCCAAGGCACGAACTACTTCTTCTTCGACCCGCACGGTACCCGCAACTTCCCCATGATCTGGTTTCGCGTCGTCCCCGAGCGACCCAACTCCATTTACATCTATCGCGAATGGCCAGACGTAGCCACCTACGGCGAATGGGCCGTGCCGACCGAGCGCGAAGTGAACGACCAACAGCGCAAGGGCTGGGACGGCGACCCGGGACCGGCCCAAGCGGGACTCGGCTGGGGCGTGGTGCATTACAAGCTGGAGATATTGCGGCTGGAGAAGATCCTTGTGCCGGGGGTGTTGCTCGGAAACATCCAACATCCAACATCCAACATCGAACATCGAACGGAAACGCTGCCGGGCCTCGCGGGCGGGGCGATCAATGAGGAAATGCTGGAAGCCATTTTGAAAGCGCAGGTTGCCGACCAGTATCATCAGCGGCGCATTCGGCAGGCGTTGCGCACGGGGGAATCGTTGCTTGATTTGCACGAAGTCATTGCCGCGCGCTTCGGGGACCCGCGCGGGATTCACAATACACACGTCAGCGAACAAGGCGGCACGACCCTCTACGATGAATTCGAGAAAGAGAACGTGGACGAACGCACGCACGCGGTGGTACCGCCGATGGAACTTTGGGACGCGCCGACCAGCCGGCGCGCGAACGTCGAGGACGCGGACGAAGGCATCACGAAAGTAAACGAACTCCTGGGTTGTCCGGGCCGCGCCGTGATGCCGGTCTTCAATCAACCCCATCTATTCGTCTCCGAAGATTGCCAACAAGTCATTTGGATGCTGGGCAACTACACCGGCCGCAGCGGCGGCACCGGCGCCAGCAAAGACTTCGCCGACCTCGTGAAGTACGCCTGCCTGGCGGACCTCGAACACATCGAAGACTCAAGACCGCGAGGGCGCGCTGGGAAAGGATGGTGATGAAGAAAACTCCCCAAAAACAGTTGCGCGTCCAACCGTGCGCGTCCTGTCCATTCCTGCCCATGAACCACAAAGAATTTGGCGCGGTGGCTGAACGCTTGTGCGCGAAATTAGGCCAGCCGAAGCCGGACTTCTGGGCGTGTGTCTCAATCCGGGAAAACGTGAAAAACGAAGGCATCCAAAACAGGAGTCTGCAATGCCACAGCACAGTGTATGACTCCAAAATGAATCCGCACCCGGAAGCCTCACGCCCCTGCGCCGGACTCGCCGCCTATCTCAGAGCCGAAAGCGCAGCAATCGGCAATCGGCAATCGGCAATCGGCAATTCCCCATGACCCGCTCCGAATTCACCGCGCTCCCGTACCTGCTCGCCCCGGCGGCCGTGACCGCGTGCGGTTACTCCCCGCGCACCGTCGCCAAGTATTTCGCCTGCGGCATCCTGACCCCGATCCAGCCCCGTGGCTTCAGCGGCCGGCGCGCGCAGAAACGGCAAGTGGCGCAATTGCTGGACTGGAGCGACACCCTGGACCTGGCCGCGTGGCAGCGCGAGAAACCCCTGCTCGGGTTTGCCGCCGTCCATCAATGGACCGGGTACGGCGAGCGCCAACTCGCGCAGATCGTCAAGGCCGGCGGCTTGACCGCCGTCAACCCTGGCGGCGTGGGACGGGCGAAGTACCGCAAGGAAGATGTGGCCAAATGGCTCGGACTATGAAAGACACACTGACACCGGAGCGCTTGGCGCGGATGAAGGAGAAACTCGAAAAGTACGCCGCGAACGAAATTCACGAAGTCATGTTTTCGGTTTCCAAGGCGAGCCAACTCGTCGCGCTGGCGGAAAAGGGATTGAGGTTGATCGACTTGCTGCGCGAATCCCTGCCCCTCATCGAAATCGTGCGCGATTATGAACCCGGAGAGCCGACCGGCGCGTGCCCGCCGAATCGTGCTCGCATGGTCCATGACTGCATCACCGATGAACTCGCCGGCAATGCCCGAAGTGCCTCGGACTTTAGCCACGGATGAACACGGACGAACACGGATTC